TCACGTGGGACTACACGCAGGTCTCGCAGGAGCTTCTTGGCGTGGTCAATGCACTCTTCGCGCTGCTCGCCATCCTCGGCATCGTGGCAGACCCCACGACCGAGGGCATGGGAGACTCGGCGCAGGCGCTGACCTATGCGACGCCGAAGCCTACGGAAGGCACCGTGGCAGGAAAGAGGGAGGAATAGCATGTCAATGAATGGCATTGATATCTCGAATTTCCAGAAGGATATCGACCTCTCGAAGGTTCCGTGCGACTTCGTCATCGTCAAGGTGACGCAGGGAACGTGGTACGTGTCCGAATCTTGCGATCCGCAGGTCCAGCAGACGCTCAGTCTCGGCAAGCTCATGGGGTTCTACCATTATGTCGAGGGCGGAGATGCCCAGGCAGAGGCAGACTTCTTCGTCGACAATGCTGCCGGATATTTTGGCAAGGGCATTCCGTGCGTGGACTGGGAAGAGAAAGAGAACAATGCGTGGGGAGACACCGAATATCTCAGGCGACTCGTCCAGCGCATCATCGACAGGACCGGAGTCAAGCCGCTCATCTATGCTCAGGCTAGCGACTATCCATGGAACGTTGCCTCCGATCTCGACTGTGGAACCTGGGTCGCCCAGTACGCCTCGATGGCGACTGTCTATGGCTATCAGGAGACGCCGTGGAACGAGGACGCATATGCCTGCGCGATCAGGCAGTACTCCGGAACTGGCAGGCTTGACGGCTACGCTGGAGACCTAGACCTCGACAAGGCATACATGGATGCCGATGCGTGGGGCAAGTACGTCGGCGCAGCAAGCGTCACGGCTCCTGCTCCTACACCAGCTCCGGCACGCAAGAGCGACGAGCAGGTTGCCGATGAAGTCATTGCTGGCCAGTGGGGAGACGGAGACGATAGACGGAACAGGCTTGCACAGGCAGGATATGACCCGGATGCGGTGCAGGCCATCGTCAACGCGAAGCTCGGCGTATCTTCGCAGGTCCAGACCTACACAGTGCAGTCTGGCGATACCCTCAGCGGAATCGCTGCCGCATATGGAACCTCTTGGCAGCATCTCGCAGAGATCAACGGCATCTCGAACCCAGATGTGATCTACGCCGGTCAGGTGCTGACCGTCGACGGCGGAGGGCAGGCAATCCCGGCTCCACAGACGTACACGGTCCAGCCGGGCGACACGCTTTCGGGCATCGCGGCAGCATATGGCACCTCATGGCAGCGCCTTGCCGACATCAACGGGCTCGGCAACCCTGACGTGATCTATCCGGGGCAGGTGCTCACCATTGGATGATGCAAGACACCCGAGATGCCCACGATGCGGTGACGATTCTCCGCAATGGGTGAGCCAGTCTGCCGCTCCGGACGGCAGGGTGACGATCTTGTGGGAATGCACCGAGTGCGGCCATGAGTTCGAGACGCACTACCAGAAGCGCGAGCACAGAGACGCATAGAGAAGCCCCGGCCCTATATGGGTCGGGGCTATCTTTGTGTCTATGGGACTTGCCTAAAGCTCCCTGCGGAGCTGGGCGCATATGGCCTTGTCCGTGTCGGGCAGGCGGTACTGCATTGTCCCGGCCACCTGCCTATACTCGACGCCGGAAGGCCCAGTGAAGCTCGTCCATCTGCCCTCGCCCGAGTTGTTGGTGATGATGCATGCCTCGCGTCCGTCCTTGTGTGCATACAGGTGAATGAGTCCGCCGAAGCCATCGCCGAGGCTCTCGATCTCTGAAAGATCGTATTCGATGCCGTCCTCGTCCACGTAGGTGTGGTCTCCGGTCTGCTCGAGCTTCATATCTGCATCCTCTCCATCGTCATCCATCCGTGGAACTGTCAGTCCGTCCGTCCAGTCCACCTCTATGCCGCGCTTGTGGAGCGCTGCCGCAAGCATGCGGTTCGCGGCATTTGCCATGCGCCAGTCCCCCCCATCGTCTATATAGTGGTGGCGGTCATAGTCGCTCTGGCTGACCCAGTAGGGGAGCTGCACAGCATCGGGCGCTGCTCCGCACTCCTTCACGATCTCGTCCACCTTGCCAAGCGCTGCCGCTATGCCTCGCCTCTGGGTGTCGAGCGCATCGTAGAGCACGTCCCATGCATCCTGTGGCGGTCTGTAGCCGTCATAATTGGGCGACTCCCACCTGCGCACGCTTCGGGGGTTGACTCCCAGCTCCTCGGCGAGCATGCCCTGGGTCATGCCTACCGTCTCGCGGATGGCCCGGAACTCTGCGAGCGTCCTTGGTCTTCCATCCATTTCTAGCGCTCCATTGTGTGATATGTCTCGATGCCAGCTGCATAATCGTCGTGCGAATACCATGCTGTTTTGAGGCAGTCTTCTACGTTGCCTGTCTCAAGGTCATCAAGATATGCGCTGCAAAGCTCGTATCCTTCGCAAAAGTCAGGGTCGTTCTCCGCTATCCCGCCGTAGATGATGTTCTGCATGGCCATGTCAAGAGCCTTCTCAGCCTCTTCGCGGGTGTCGCAGATCTCATATACTTCATCGTTGTCGTATGCGGTAGTCCATCCAGGTATCTCTGCATATGGGCTATTGCTGCGCATGAATGCTGCGTGGCAGACCGCGTACTTGAGCTCATCATTGATGGTGCAGGAGTAATCTCCGAAACTGCCCTCATAATCCTCGCAATTCATTGCCTTCTCCTTCTTGTCGTCGTCCAGCATGTCTGTCTCCCTCTCTTGTAGTGGCCGGGCCCTCTGCCCTTGCCTTGTGGCTTCAGTATAGTCCTATGATAGGTCTATAGCAAGCCATGATGTGCCGTGAGCGGCATGAATTCTGCCGTGAGCGGCACCAGTAAAGAATGATGGCCCCTGCCGATTGGCAGAGGCCCTTCTTCCGTGCCTATCGCTCGTACTTTGCTGAGCAAACAAGCGAGCCATCCGGGAGCCATTTCCAGCCCCGGATGTTCGCCTTATCTCGCATGGTGCCCCCAACGGCGTCTATGGACGAACATCGGCCCTCCGTATCGTCGGGGCTTCCGATCGTGACCACTACGGCGCCCTCGCTCCGGACGGTCACGGCATGGGCCACAGCCTTCTCGCAGGCCTCGCGGGCGCTCGACAGCTCTCCTATGCGTGACAGTGCCGCCATTGCCTCAGCGGCGCTGAAATGTCCCTCTGAGCGCTTCAGGCGGGCTTCCAGCGATGCCCTGCGCCTGCGGAGCTCATCTATCCTCTCCTGCGTCCCGTCCGGCACGACGCCTCGCAGACTCCGCAGCCTCTCGGCAAACCCCATGATTCCTCCCTTGCCACGCTGTAAACGTTACTTGACAAGATAGGCAAGATTTATTGCCGCGACAACGAATTATTAGTTGACATAGGACGTAGGCTAGGTTAACGTTATAGCCAACGAGAGGAGGTTATGCCAATGACGGGACTTAGGTCGATTCGTAGGGCAAAGGTCGAGGAAGCCCACAAATACGCAGCAACAACCGTGGCGAAAGCGATGGGCGTAAGCCGCGTTACCTATGCCAAGTGGGAGGAGCACCCAGAGAGGATGAGCGTCGGCCAGGCAAGAAAGCTCGCCGACTACCTGGGGTGCTCGGTCGATGACCTTTTTTGTTTGACCGAAGACGTCAATTAAACCTACGTCTGAGGTAAGAAGAAAGCCCCCGGCCGATGCGACGGCGCGAGGGCAACGACAAGAGACAGGAGGTCTCACATGTCAAACGAGATTGTACCGCAAGTGTTCGAGAATCCAGAGTTCGGTCAGCTAAGGGTCACGCAGGACGAGAACGGTGAGCCGTGGTTTGTTATTGCCGACCTATGCAAGGCGCTCGACCTCAGTAACCCCACGATGGTCGCAAGCAGGCTTAACGAGGATGACCTAAGCACTACTGAGGTCACCGATTCGCTTGGGCGCAAGCAGAAGGCCAACACAACCAATGAGGGTGGCATGTACGAGGTCGTGTTCATGTCCCGCAAGCCGGAGGCCAAGCGCTTCAAGCGCTGGGTGACCCACGACGTGCTCCCCGCAATCCGCCGCGACGGCGGCTACATGGTCGCTCGAGACGAGACGCCAGAAGAGACCATGGCACGTGCCGTCCTTCTCGCACAGAAGACCATCGAGCGGCAGAAGGCCCGCATCGCCGAGCTTGAGCCCAAGGCCCTCTTCGCTGACGCGGTAGCCGCATCTGACGGCACCTGCCTCATCGGAGAGCTTGCCAAGATGATGACCCAGGCTGGCTTCGTCATCGGGCAGAACCGGCTCTTTGCGCTGCTCCGTGACGACGGCTTCCTCGGCAAGTCCGGAAGCAACCGCAACGTGCCGCTCCAGCGCTACGTCGAGATGGGCCTCTTCAAGATCAAGGAGACGGCAATCACCCACGCGGACGGCCACGTGACCATCAACCGCACGCCCAAGGTCACGGGCAAGGGACAGCGCTACTTCATCGAGCGCTACTGCGGGAAGGCGGTGGCGTGATGGAACGCATCAAGTGGGCGCTGTATGACCTCGGTGCGCTGACGCTCGACATGGCCTATGGCATCGACGTCGCATTCGATAGCTGGTCCCAGCGCCACGAGGCATTGGGCACGGCGCTGCTGATGGCCCTTGTGGGCCTCGGTATGTACGCAATCGCCTTCTTCGCGCTGCTCTAGCGCACGCAAGGCAACCCCAGCAGCGCTGGAAAGACAGACAGGAGGAAACGATGGACATTCATTCGCGTGCCTTCGCGCAATTTGTCGCGCTCCTTGTCGAGCGCATGCGCATGGCAGACAGGGAGGCATGCTAGTGGCAGTCAGCTTCACCGTGCCATTCGTGCACGGACTCCAGCGGCCACGCTTCCACGGGCACGCCTACGACACCGACCGCAACCGGGCGGACAAGGAGCACATAGCGGCCATGTACCGCATGGCATGCCGCGAGAAGGCATCTGCAAGGCCGGTCGTGGCGCCGAAGAATGTTCCGGTGGCAGTGCGCATCGTGGTCCATAGGCCGGTACCGGCCAGCAGGCCGAAGCGCATCACTCAGGAGCATGACGTATACAAGCCCGACATCGACAATATCGCCAAGCTCATCCTGGATGCCCTGAACAAGGTCGCATGGACCGACGATGCGCAGGTGACGCAGCTGGTCGCTGTCAGGGCGGCACGTGCGAGGGGAGTCGAGGAGCACACGACAGTGACCATTTCGAGACCTGATTGGGGAGACTGACATGGACGAAATGAAGGAAGAGAAGGCGCAGGAGGTCGAGGCAAGGGTCATAGAGCGCGACCTTGCAGATCCGACCGAGTACGAGCGCTGGATAGCCGCGATGCGCGAAGAGGTGCAGGGGCAGCTCTCGAATTTCGGGCCGCACACCATCGCAAGCGCCGACGACTACAGGCAGAGCGGCAGGGACCGCAAGGCCGCAAGGGCCATCATCGCAAAATGGGACGGGCAGCGCAAGGAGGCTACGGCAAGGTACCGCAAGCTCCTGTCGGACATAAAGGCCGATGTGGACGCAGCTCTGCAGCCACTCTACGACGCTGACGCCGGATACAAGGCTGCTCTCGACGAGTGGGACGAGCGCACGATCGATGACAAGCTCTCGGAGCTTGCGCAGCACTACGAGGCTATGGCGCCCGACCTCGTGCCGCTCGTGCCCTTCGCGAAGCTCGACGAGGTGTATGGCAGCGCCGACAAGTGGCACCTCAAGTCCACCAACATCCAGCGCATGAAGCAGCAGCTCGAAGCCCACGTGTCCGGCATCGCCGAGGACGAGCGCACGATCGATGAGCTAGACATGACGGACGCGGAGCGCACGGCCCTCAAGGCCGAGTACTTCGGGACGCTCGATCTCGGCACGGCCCTTTCCCACGCAAGGGAGCGCAGGGAGCAGAGGGAGCGCGTGGAGCAGCTCGAAGCCGAGCGCAGGGAGCGAGAGCGCCAGCAGCGCGAGGCGGAGGCCCAGGCGCAGAGGGCAGAGGAGCTCGCAGCGGCCAAGCGTGCTCACGAGGCCGACGCGGCCATCGAGACAGGCTCCGTCGTGACGCCTGAGGAGCTCGAGCGCACGCACGCAAGCATCGACCAGGGCGCCACATGGCAGGAGCCGGAGCCCGAGCCCGAGCCAGAGCCGGAGCCCGAGCCGGAGATGTGGCACGTGGTCCTCGACCTCGGGACGATGGACAGCGCAAGGCTCGAAGAGGTCAAGCAGGTGCTCCGCACCACAGGAATCAAGGAGGCCCTGCACGGCATCGGTGCCGGGTGCAGGCTTATGAGAGGACGTGCATAGACATGGCAGGACAGACAGCAATCGCGGCGGCAAAGCCTAAGACGATGAGCATGGCGGACGAATTGAGCTTCGCCCAGACGGTGGCAGACAGCTCGCTCCTGCCGCAGGCATACCGTGGCAACCCCGCGAATGTCTTGATAGCGGTCAACCTGGGCCAGGCCATGGGCCTGGGACCGGCAGAGAGCCTCTACCGCATCAATGTCATCCAGGGCAAGCCTACGGCGTCGGCCGAGCTCATCGCCGCACAGGTGCGCAAGGCAGGCCACAAGCTCCGCATCGACAAGGACGAGGCACGCCAGAGCGTGACCGCGACCATCGTCAGGTGCGACGATCCCGACTATCCCATCTCCGAGACGAGGGATGCAGCCTGGGCCAAGTCGATGGGCCTTGCCTCCAAGGACAACTACAAGAAGCAGCCGATGACGATGCTCACATGGAGGGCCATCACTGCAGCAGCGCGCGAGGCGTGCCCTGAGGCCCTCTACGGCGTCGCGTACACGCCGGACGAGATGACGGACTTCCAGACGGAATCCAGGGCCGCAGAAGCCTCAGCAGCGCCCAGGAGCGCAGCCCCTGCAAAGGCGAAGCCGAAGGCGCAGCCGAAGCCGGCACGCAACGCGGCGGAATACATGCAGCCGGTGCGCGATCTCTTCAGGTCCTGGGCCGCTGCCCTCGACCTGCATGCGCAGGATGCCGCATCGCTCCTCGCCGAGAAGGCCGGAGCCGCGAGCATGGCGAGCATGACGGCAGCGCAGGCGGCCAAGGCTGTCGCAATCATGCAGGCAGATATCGCCGAGGCCCAGGAGGACGAGCAGGCCGCAGATCCTGAGCCTGTCTACGAGACCGATGGAGGCTGCTCCGAGGAGGTCGACTTCTAGGCGCTCAGGACGGCTCAGGAGCGCCGCACGGCAGCGGAATGGGCAACCAGCCGGCTGCACGGAAGACGGCATCCCAGAACCGCTCTCAGAGGCCCACAGAGCCTCAGCAGATGCAGGCAGACCTCTACGACGAGGACATACCGTTCTAAGGAGACGGAAATGGCGAATTTCAATCAAGACGGCACTCCGGAGCTCACGCACGAGCAGAGGGCTGCGGCCCTCGCGAGGGCGGCCGAGGCGAGGCACGACCGGGCGGAGCTCCTGCGCAAGGTCAAGACAGGCGAGGTCAGGCCCGAGGACGTGCTCAAGCGCCGCGACGATCTCGTCAGGAAGACCCGCGTCCTCCGCTTCATCGAGTCATGGCCGGGAGTGGGCAAGCAGACGGCCCCGAGGCTCATGGAGGCATTCCACATCGCCAGGGAGCGCCGCATCGGCGGGCTCGGCCCGAAGCAGCTTGCAGCCATGACGGAGTGGCTCGAAAGGCGCACCGCGAAGGAGAAGGCCGATGAGTGACGAGGACGTGGCCTATGAGGCGCTGCTGGCGCAGGCGGATGCCTATGAGAGCGCGGCCATAGAGGCGGCGCAGGACGAGGAGGAAGACGATGAGGAAGCTTGAGGTCGCTTTCGACGAGAGCGTCTATGGCAAGGATGGACCGCAGTACGCCCACGAGGGGGACGCAGGCATCGACCTGCGGTGCGCAGAGGACTTCGTCCTGGAGCCGCACTCGGTGCGGTTCGTCCGGTGCGGCCTCTCGGTGAAGCTCCCAGAGGAGACCTTCGGCGCGATTCGCTCGCGCTCAGGCCTCGCTCGGAAATACGGCGTGGACGTGATCGACGGTACCATCGACGAGGGCTATACGGGAGAGATCGGAGTGACCATGCGCAGCATGGCGCAGGGCACGTGCCATTTCGCCAAGGGCGAGCGCATCTGCCAGCTCGTGATCGTGCCATGCGTGCATGCATGCATCGTGCGGGTCGATGCCATCGCAAAGGACCCGCGCAGGGGCAGCGCTGGCTGGGGCTCGACTGGGCTGGTGTAGGCCATGGCAAAGAGCGAGGGGCCATACTTCGGCATCGGCGCAGGCTTCTGCTCCGAGCAGGGCGTGAGCATCATCGGGCGCAAGCTCGGTACAAAGGGCCAATGGGCTCTAGTCAGGCTCTTCTGCCTCCTTCTCTCTGAGGATGGCGGCAGGCTCCTGCTCTCCACAGAGGACGAGTGGGAGGACCTCGCCTGCCGCATCGGGCTGGAGACGGACGAGTGCCGCGAGCTTATGGCCATCTCCGAGCGATACGGCCAGATCGTGAGGCCGGACGGCGGGCCATACATCTTCGCTCCGAGGGTGACCGACGGCCTTGCGGCAAGGCAGGCTGTCAAGGAGCGTGCGCGGAAGGCCGTAGAGACGCGCTGGGCGAAGCAGCACAAAGCCGATACGCAAGCAGATACGGACGTACATACGGACGTATCTACGGACGAAATACACTAACCAACCTACTTACTTACCTACTTACTAACTAACCAACTAACAAGAAAGGTTGACTTACTTGTTAGTCAACCTCACAAGCAAGTAGGCTGGGCTCATTTGTAGAAAACTCAGATTTTGTTGAAAACTTGTCGTGGCGGCGCTTGGCGGGGGCCTTGTGGTGGCCCCGCCAGCGCCCGGGAAGACGGAGCGATGGAACTGGAGGAGCCATGAGCGTCGATATAGTGAGCCCGGCCGATGCGGTCTTCCGCTGCATCGGGACGGCAGGCATGTCAGACAATGCCGTAGCGCATGAGGGAGACGTCTCAAGAGGAGCGATCTCCTTCATCAGGCGCAGGCGTGATGAAGGGAACTTAGGCCTGCAGATGTACATGCGGACGTTCATACGGGTGGCGCATGCATGCGGCTACCGCATCATCCTCGCGACGGAGCCGGGGAAGACCGATGCAGACGCCTTCGAGCTCGGAGAGGAGACGCTGCTGCCCAGCGGCGGGGATGCGTCCCGGAAGGGAGAGGAGTAGCAGGTGTACGAGCGGAAGACGGCGGAAGCGTACGTCTACAGGGCGCCTGACGGCTCCTTGAGGATCCAGTGCGGGAACTGCGGAGCGCTGATGCCGCAGCTGCGCATCCTCGCGGGGCAGCGCACGGGGAAGTTCGTGCCGGCACGGTGCCCCGAGTGCGGGGCTGAGATCGTAGGCATGCAGGGGACCGAGGACTGGTGCGATGCGGAATGACGAGCGAAATGACGGTGACCGTGGCTCTCATGGCGCTCTGCGGGGCCAATCTTGCCATGATCTGGCAGATATCCACGCTCGCAGACAGCGTGCATGACGTGCAGGAAGACATGCATGCCACGGCGAGGTGGCTCGCACGCATGGAGGCATACAGGCTCAGGGTGGCCGAAAGGCAGAAGGACGGAGACGGCGATGGCGAAGAGGATTAGCAACTGCATACGCAATTGCGACGAGCTTCGTGCTCTTGCAGACCGCATAGATAGCGAGATGGTAGAGCTTCCGAAGGATGCTGACGACGTGCCAATCCATGTGGGAGACACGGTATGGGGATGCAGGAGCCACGTCAAGATGACCATTGCAGCGCTGCGCATAGAGGATAGCGGGTTGGCTGTCTATGTAGACGGAGGCACATGCCGCGTCGATGCATTGGATGTTTCCCACAACCGCCCCGACAGCTGGGAGCGTATCGCGTACGACATAGAGACGATCGTGCCAATTGACGATGAGGGCGATGAGCGATTAAGGCACGAGCTGGCCGACCGTATCCGCAGGCTTGCGAAGAAGGAGGACAAGCAATGTCAGTGAACATCGGCGCGCCGCAGGCAATCATTCTGGCGCTCTACTTATCGAGCCTTGTTGTCAACTGCGTCAAAGACGGCGAGCAGAGCACCATTCACTGGTGGTCTGGAGCAATTGCCATCGCAGTTGTTTTGGCTATTTTGACGTGGGGCGGATTCTTCTCATGATGGATGACATGGATCAGCGAGGCAGGTGCCTGACGTGCCGGTATGCGCAGATGATTGACAAAGAGGACTATGACGCCGTGCCCGACTGGTGCGACTACGAGTGCCATAGGCATGCTCCGGCAATGGTGCCTGTAGGCGAGGGCAAGGTCATGTCTTTCTGGCCTGGCGTATCAGGCTTCAGCTGGTGCGGGGACTACGAGATGACGGATCATGAGGAGGCAGAGCATGGCAAGCGCTGAAGTGGTAGAGCTGCCCCGGGACCGCAAGGGCAGGACGCTGCACATAGGCGACGAGGTCCTGGTGTACAGCTACAACAGGGAGCCAATCGCACAGGGTGAGGTCGTATCAATGATGCTGGTGCTGCTGGAGCCTACCGCCTGGTCCGTGGGCCTGCACATGGGTGCCATCGGGGACAGGCGCTACCGGACAAGCTGCGGAGGCTTCGACCCGCACGAGCTCGAGAGGATAGAGGTGGGCAGCGATGACTAGCGCGAAGAAGCTGCGGTGCGTTGTATGCGGCAAAGAGCTGGATGACGGCGGGTTTATTGCTCTCGATAACTGGCTGCAATGGCATCACTACACGAAGATAGGCCCGTCTGCCGTGGCTAATTGCTATTGCTCGGAAAAGTGCTTCGCCGATGACTGGATGCTCACGTGGATGGATGCTGAGGATTTCGAATGGGGTGATGACGATGACTAGCAGAGAAGAGCGCCGCGAGGTGGCGGAGAGGCCGGAAGCGTGTACGGAGACGTGAAGAACGCCGGGGCTGCGGTGTGACTCATGGTGAGGGCCGCCATGAAGGAGTTCGGCGAGGACGACGGCAGGGCGTATACTCCGATCATGAAGCTGTTCGGAAGGGCCGCGATACCGGAGACCACCGCGAGGGGAGTCAAGGCTCTCATAGACCGCAAGATGAAGTCCGGCGAGATAAGCAGCCCGTGGGAGATATTCGAGACCATGATGGGTGATACGTATGGCAAAGACGGGAAGGCCGACTAAGTACAACCCGAAGTACCACATCCCGTGGGCGAGGGGTCTGGCGCTGAGGGGTGCCACTGTCGATGAGATAGCCAAGGAGTTCGGCGTCGCCAAGTCAACGCTGTACAAGTGGGCCAAGGAGGACGAGTCGTTTTCGAACGCCCTAAACGAGAGCCGCGACATAGCGGACATGGACGTCGAGAGAACGCTGTACCAGCGGGCGATGGGCGGCAAGTCGCGGGAGACGAAGAAGGTTATCGAGATTGTCGATGGCAAGCCGCAGGTGAAGAGGATGGAGGAGACCGAGAGGGAGCTTGCGCCTGACGTAACCGCCTGCATCTTCTGGCTGAAGAACCGACAGCCGCAGCTGTGGCGCGACAGGCAGGACGTCGCAATCAGCGAGGAGCAGGACGCGAGCATCAAGGAGTGGATCGACGCGCTCGGACTCGGGAAGACGGAATGATAGAGTTCAGCGACAAGCAGAAGCGCCTTGCCACGTGGTGGTCGGGCGCTTGTCCGTATGACGGCGTGATTGCGCAGGGTTCCGTGCGCTCGGGTAAGACGCACTCGATGATTGTCGGGTTCGTGCTGTGGTCGCAGAGGACGTTCTCCCACCGGAGCTTCATCGTGGCGGGGAGGACGATAGGATCGCTCACGAGGAACGTCGTCCTCCCGATGCTCGGAATCCTCCGTTCAATGGGCATGGCGTATGACTACCACCGTGGGGACGGCTACGTGAGGGTGGGCACGAACACGTACTGGCTGTTCGGTGCAAGCTCGGAGCAGTCGCAGGACGTCATTCAGGGCATGACAGCAGCCGGGTGCCTGCTGGACGAGGTTGCGCTGATGCCTAGGTCGTTCGTAGACCAGGCGATGGCCCGATGCTCGGTGGACGGCTCGAAGTTCTGGTGGAACTGCAACCCGTCGTACCCTACGCACTTCGTGAAGAGGGACTTCATCGACAAGGCCGAGGAGAAGCGGATACTCGTGCTCAAGTTCACGATGAGGGACAACCCGACGCTGAGCGACGAGACGATAGCTAGGTACGAGCGCATGTACTCCGGAGTGTTCTACGACCGGTTCATCCGTGGCCTTTGGGTTCTCGCCGAGGGTCTTGTCTACCAGAACTTCCGCGAGTCAACGATGTGCGCCGAGCTGCCGGAGGAAGAGCTGCGCAAGTTCCCGCACTACGTCTCAATCGACTACGGCATCACTAACCCCTTCGTGGCAATCGACTGGGTCGTAAAAGGGGGCAAAGCCTACGCAGTGGACGAGTACTGCTTCGACTCGAAGGCAGAGGGGTACCGCAGGACGGACGAGGAGCACTACGAGGCTCTGAAGAAGTTCATGGCGAAGAAGTACGTCGAGCTTGTCGTGATAGATCCGTCCTCGTCGTCGTTCATGGAGTGCATGCACCGCCACGGCGACTGGGACTTCATGGGGGCTGACAACGCCGTCATAGAGGGGATCAGCAACGTCATGACGGCGATGGAGCAGGGAGACCTGCTGATAAGCCACAAGTGCGAGCGCCTGCTGTCGGAAATCGGGCTGTACCGATGGGACAGCAAGAAGAGGCAGGAGGAGGTCGTCAAGGAGGACGACCACGCCTGCGACGCGATGCGCTACTTCGTGCAGACGGTCGGGCTGCGGGAGCTGTCGTGCTTCCGGTGGCGATGACGTAAAATGTGACGAGCAACGCGAAAGGAGACGATATGGGATTGTTCAACAGCGTGCTGGACAGGCTGGCCAGGAGCCTTAACAGGCGCATACAGGGCATGGAGCAGAGCCAAGCCTACCGCGACTCCGGGAAGAAGGGCACTGAGTACTCGGTCGAGGCGATGGTGAGCGAGAGCCTTGCCAACCTGATGGCGATGCAGTTCACGATGCCTGTCGTGGGAAGCTCGCAGAGGGCGCGGTTCCTCGACTCCGTAAGCTCAGACTTCGTGAGGGACAGCTTCGTCAACGTCGTGTCGATGGCGTTCATGACCGGCGACTGCATCACCGTGCCGTCGTGGAACGGGCGCGGCATGGACTGCGCGATCGTGTCGGCTGACGACTTCGCAATCCTCGGTGCCAACGGCAGGCAGATCACGTCGTGCATCTACGTGGTGGACGAGAAGAAGGAGCGCTACGGCAGCAGGTACACGCTCCTGCGGCTCGTGGAGCTTGTGCCGTACGTGGCGGTCGATGGCACGAAGGCGTACGCGAACCACTACAAGACGTTCGTCGCGAAGGACGGAAACATCCAGGGCGACGTGGACTGGTCGAGGTTCCCCGACTGGGCAGAGACGAACGAGCAGGAGTGGTGGGTTCCGAACGTTGACCGACTGCTCATCGGGCGGTATCGCTCGTTCACGCTGGACCCGCAGCACCCGAACGCGCAGAAGGGAACTCCCATCTGCTTCGGTGCGTCAGCGCCAATCAGGGAGATTCACTACCTCACGAAACAGATGCACAACGAGTTCGGTCTGAGCGAGAAGGCAATCATCGCCGACAAGTCGATGTTCACGAAGGAGTTCAGGCGCGACCAGAACGGGAACATCGTGGCATCAAAGCTCACGATGCCGAAGGGACGCGAACGGCTCTTCATGGACGTACGTGGGGACTTGCGCGGAAACGGCAACCTCATATCGGAATGGGCACCGACAATCCAATTGCAGCCGTACGTGGACGCGTTGGAGAAGCAGTACCAGGAGGTCGAGAAGGCGGTTGGCGTAAGCTCCGGCATCCTGAGCAACCTGAACGACATCAGCTACCAGAACGTGGACAACGTGCGCAAGGCGACGGTGAAGACGCAGAGCTTCATCGAGACCGCGCGAGGCGTTGCCGAGAGCTACCTAGACGACATGGTGTACGCGTGGGACGTTCTGGCGAGCTACTACGGAATCGTCCCGGTCGGCCCGTACGACGTCGAGTACAAGTGGAGCGACGAGTACATCAACACGTTCGCAGACCAGCAGAGCGCAATCCTGGCTGGAAACGCCATCGGCGCGACTGACGCAGTGGACTACCGGATGATGGTGATGGGCGAGAGTCCGGAGGTGGCTCGTCAGAGGGTGGCAGAGATTGCGGCTGCGAAGCCGTCCGTGCCGGTGTTCCAGGAGCTGTAAATGGACGAGCGGCGCGAGGAGCTGGACATATCGAGGGTGGCGCTCGCGGCAGAGGTTGCCATCCTGTGCGTCATCGTCAGGAGCCTGCGAGACGTTGACGGAGACACCGGGTACGACGACGCTGCGAAGTGGCAGGTAGCAGGCATGGCCGACATATCGGCGATAGCTGCAACGCTGTCGTCGATGCTCGGAAAGAGGGCGGACGCGCTGTTCGGTGCCGGTGCAGACGCAATCGACTCGTGGTCGAAGGCGATGTTCGAGGCGTCAGGCAGGGCGTTCCAGAGCGTCATGGGCAACCCGTTCTCAAGGCAGTCGGTCGTGTCCGGTGTGTCGAAGGCTCGCAAGGACGTCGATGGCATGTGCCGCACGTCCGTCATGGCGGTCGTGTCGCACGACGGGAAGGTGACGCCTATTTCGCAGGCATACAGGGACTGCCTTAACAGGGCCGTGAGCGCCGT